CCAAAAGAAGTGGCAATGATGCCTAAAGATATGCCTAACGAGGGATTTTACCCAAACTAATTAAACTATGGCAATAGCAATTTTTGTAAGTACAGACGATGTAAAAAGATTCACTGCATTAAACGGAAACGTTGATGTAGATAAATTTATTCAATTTGTTAAAATAGCACAAGATATTTACATTCAAAATTATTTAGGCACTAAACTATTTAATAAAATTAGTGATGATATATTAGATAGTGATTTGCAAGAGCCTTATTTGTCGCTTGTAAACGACTATATTAAACCAATGGTTATACAATGGACTATGGTTGAATATTTGCCTTATGCATCTTATATTATAGGAAATAAAGGATTGTACAAACACGGTGCTGAAAACAGTCAAAATGTAGATAAAAGCGAAGTTGATTTCTTAATTGAAAAAGCACGTGATACAGCGCAACATTATACACGTAGGTTTATTGATTTTATGTGTTTTAATAGCAGCGATTTTCCTGAGTATTTGAGTAACTCAAATAACGATGTTTACCCTGATAAAAATGCAGACTATGGCGGATGGTATTTGTAAAAGGCAATATGAGCCGAAAAAAGAAAACGTAAAGAAACTAGAAATATTTTTAAAAAAAGTAGAAGATGGCAGGATTAAACTTCCAACATTACAAAGGCGACACGTTTGAAGAAGTCGGTTTTAGAATTAAAATTGATAACGTCGATTTGAATCTTACGGGGTTTGTAATTCGTATGCAGTTACGTACTGAATGCGGAGGTATAATTGCGCTGGATTTAACAACCGTTGCAAGTGCAGGATTGACAATTACAAACGCTGCACAAGGACAATTTAAAATCAATAAACAGATCATTGATATTGACGCTGCTAATTACAAATACGATATTCAAATCAAAGAAGCGGATAACGATGTTTATACTTGGATAAAAGGAGAGTTTTTAATTGAATGTGATATTACTAGATAATGGCAACAGAAATAGATATAGCAGTAACGACAACAACGTATGATGTTACGATTGTTGCAGAGCCTAACGAATATATTGTAAATATAACTACTGGCGGCGGCGGTGGAGTTCAAACAGTTACAGGACCAACGGTAGATAATACAGACCCTTTAAATCCTATTGTAGAAGTGCCAAACCTAGCGCAAGTTTTAACGGTTGGGGATAGAGAATACAAATCAGTATTAATAGATTATGATTTTATTCCTACTGACGCTCAAAAATGGCTTTCTTTTGAGGGAGCAGATATAGATGCAACCATTGTAAATACGGGTTTTTTAGTAAATTGTTCTATTCCTTTTGTTGTAGCTTGTGATTCATTAACTGTTATAGCTGGATTAGATGTAACTTTATTCGACTTACAATCTGTTGACTATAATGTACCTATCGCTGATATTGTTTTGCCACGTGGTTATATTGGAGAGTTGAAAAAAATAGATGATGGCAATTTTGCTATAACTGCTGTTAGTAGGGGTTCTAGTGGCGGTGGTACAGTTACTTCAGTTGGATTAACGATGCCGTCTGCTTTTATGGTAACAAATAGTCCTATAACATCAAGTGGCGATATAGCAGTTACAGGGGCGGGAGCAGTATCTCAATACGTTCGTGGCGATGGTACTTTGGCTAATTTTCCAACTTCAAGCGGTGGCGGTTCATCATTATCATTTTATCTTAATGGTTCAGTTTCACAAGGCACATTTGGAGGAGTTGCATTTAAAGAAATGGACAGAACGCCAATTCTAGGTGCAGGTACAGATTTTACAATAAATGCAAATGGTTATATTCAATCGTTTATTACAGATGCTGGAGTGCCTAATCAATTAGAGATACCAGCAGGAAATTGGAATTTTGAAACCTATTTTAGTGCTTCAAGTAATGGTGGAAGTCCATCATTTTATGTTGAGTTATACAAATGGGATGGAGCAACTTTATCTTTAATTGCAAGTAGCTCTGCGGTGCCTGAGAATATAACAGGAGGCACAAGTATAGATTTGTATGTTAGTGCTTTAGCAGTTCCTCAAACTGCTTTATTAGCAACTGATAGACTAGCAGTAAGGATTTATGTTAGTAACAGTGGTAGAACAATTAAATTGCACACAGAGGACAATCATTTATCTCAAGTAATAACAACCTTTTCAACTGGTTTAACTGCATTAAATGGACTTACAGCGCAAGTACAGAATTTAGCAGTAGGAACAACAGGAACTGATTTTGCTATTAACTCTACTACAGCAACTCATACATTTAATTTACCAACAGCGTCTGCTGCTAACAGAGGAGCATTGAGTTCAACAGATTGGACTACATTTAACAATAAACAAAATACATATACATTAATTTTTGATTCACTTCAAAAAGCTATAATGCGAGATAATTATTTTTGGTTTTTGCCTAATAATATTTCAACAGGAGTAGCTGCTGGTTTTGCTTATTCTGAAAGGTTAATGGGAAATACATTTACTATTGCTGGGAACGGTAATTTATTAAGAGGGTTAATGGCTTTTAATACAACTGCAACAGCTGGTACAATAGCATTTATGAGAAGACACGATAGTATGATATTAACTGGTTTAGAGGTTGTATTTACTCGTAAAATTCAATTTAATTCTAACGTGTCAGGACAAAGGTTCTTTTCAGGAATTTCAAAAGGAAATCAATTTAGTGCACCAACTAACGTAGAGCCATCAACACTAACTGATATTGTTGGAGTTTGTCAATTATCAAGTTCAACTAATATGCACGTTGTTCACAATGACGCAAGTGGAACAGCCACAACAATAGATTTAGGAAGTTCATATCCTTGTACCGATTCGCAATACAATTACTACATTACAATCGAGCAAACAACGACATCTTATATCGTAACAGTTGAAAGGGTAACTATTACAACTGGCGCAAGTATCTCAACTACAAATACATTAGCAACAAATATTCCTGTATATAGTACTGGAACTATTCAATTATTAACTTGGATTTCAAATAACGCAACAGCAGCAATAGCAAGTTATTTAGATGGTGGCGCAATCGGTAATATAAAAAATCAATAATTATGTACTATAAAAATTCAAAATATCAAATCTTTGATGCTGATAACAACCTTGTAATAATGCAAGAGGGAACAACGCAATACAACGCATATTTAGCGTATTTGCAGAACGATGGCGAGTTAATCGATACTGACTATGAAATAGCAGTAAATGAGAGCGCAAATGTTAAAGATATCGTTATTGATTTACTTACAAAGCAAGTTGAAACATTAAGCGAAATAGAGAAAACAGATTTACTAGAAACAATTTTAAACACCTAATATGAAAGACTTAATTAAATCAATCCTAAGCGATGTTAAAAGTTGGAATAGAATATTAGTTAATCGTTGGCATTTACACGCACCAATCGCTTTAATTGCAGGGTGCTTTATGTTTTGGCTACTAAAAGACACAATAAGCGACACTTATGTATCAACAGAAATAGCGTTTAAGATATTTATACCTACATTTTTAGGAGGTATTTGCCTATGGTTATTTGAAGCGTGGCAAAAGAGAGGGCGCATAATTGGAGAACTAGAAATGTTTGAGAGCAATAAGGACTTTATTGTCGGTTTATTTTTCTTACTTTGCGGAATAGTAATAACTTTTTTTTATTTTTATGTATAGTTTTTTTCAAGAATACTGGCAAACTATTATAGCTACATTAACAGCTCCGATTATGTGGTTTTTTGGTGGTAGAGCAAAACAAAGGCAAGACGCAGTTAGTACTATGAAAGTTATGTATGATGACTTTCTAACAGTTTATAAAAATAGAATGGATGATGTTATGCAGGAAGTTACTGATATTAAAAAACACAATCTTACTTTACAAACTGACTTTAATAATATTCAAATGAGTTACGCCAAAGAAGTTGAAAAGTCGCAGAACTGGGAAAAGTTACATAGACAATTAACGGACAAATATAACGAACTAGCAAAAGATTACGAAAGTTTAAAAGGACTTTATTCAAAATTAAAAACAGATTTTGATAATCATAAAAAATCAGCTAAATGAAATTAGACGAAAACGGATATAAATTAATTCAAGGCTTCGAGGGATTGTCTTTAGTTCCTTATTTATGCAGCGCAAAAGTAGCTACTATAGGTTATGGAGCGACGTTTTATCCTAGTTCAAAAAAAGTAACAATGCAAGATGCTCCGATAAGTTTAGCCACAGCGAAATGGATGTTTAAAGAAACTGCCGATAAGTTTGCTGCCGATGTGAATAAAATGATTAAAGCAAATATCAATCAAAACCAGTTCAACGCTATTGTATCTCTAGCTTATAACATCGGACTTGCTGGACTTGCTAAAAGTTCATTATTGAAAAAAGTAAATGCTAATCCTAGCGATCCGACAATTACAAATTCATTTATGATTTGGAATAAAGCGGGTGGCAAAGTATTAAACGGACTTACTAAAAGACGTGCTATTGAAGCTAAATTGTATTTTGCATAGATAAAAGGGTACATTTGTTGAAACTAAACAACAAAATTATGCAATCAAAATGGAGTGTTTACGATAATAAAGTACTAGAAATAGTAAATGATTCAAATAGAAATCTTAAAAAAATTGAAATCATAAGACGCATAAATGACGATTTATGCGATGCAGATAAAAAAACTTTCAGCAAATATTTAGAAAGGAATTTAAAAAGAATTTGCGACAATTACGAGGGAGTTTATAACGCTTCCAATAAATTAGATATAGACTATACAACTATTAAGCATCTTTGGGTAAAGGATAAAGATGCTAGTGTGTTTGTAAAAAATCCTAACTACGTTGAGCAAGACAAAAAAGAGTTAGATGAACTACGAACAAAGTTAATTGATAGCTTAAAAGACTACACTCCAAAATACCCAAAGATTGAAAGGTCTAAAAATCAACAAAAAAGACTATTTGTGTTTTCTCCTGCTGATATTCATATTGGAAAACTTTGTAACGCTTTTGAAAGCGGAGAAGATTATAACAATCAAATAGCAGTTAGACGTGTTTTAGAGGGTTGTAATGGACTATTAGCAGAACTACCAACAGATAGCATCGATAGGATATTATTTGTTATAGGAAACGATATTTTGCACATAGATAACGCAAAGAGAACAACAACAAGCGGAACACCACAAGATACAGACGGTATGTGGTTTGAAAATTTTATGATTGCCAAACAGCTTTATGTAGATATTATTGAAATGATGATGCAAGTAGCGGATGTTCACGTAGTATTTAATCCTAGCAATCACGATTATACAAATGGATTCTTTTTAGCGCAAATAATACAAACGCATTTTAAAGATTGTAAAAACGTTACCTTTGATTGTAGTATTTCACATAGAAAATATTACAGGTATGGTAATAACATTATAGGTACAACTCACGGAGATGGCGCAAAAGAAACTGATTTGGCTTTACTAATGGCGCACGAAAGTAAAGACTGGCAAGATTGTAGCCATAGGTATTTTTATATTCATCATTTCCATCATAAGATTAGTAAAGATTATATGAGTGTATGTGTTGAGGCTTTACGTTCTCCTAGTGGCACAGATAGTTGGCATCACAGAAATGGATACCAGCACTCGCCAAAGGCAGTTGAAGGATTTATACACGATTTTAATTACGGTCAAACAAGCCGTTTAACACATTTATTCTAATGAGCCAAACACCTTATCAACGGATCAAAAGAGTAATGCAGTTTTATTACAATAGAGGACAAAACCGAGAAAACGTAAACGAGGTATATCGTAAAATAATTAAAACAAAATTAAAATGAAATATTTACTACTTGCATTTCTTATTGTTTCCTGCGGAGCAAAAACAATTAATAAAGAGGAAAAGAAAACTGACAGCATCGCTACAACTATTGCAGTAGTGAAAACCGATAGCACTTCTATTGATAAAAAAGTACTCGTTTATGATGTTGAAACGGATGAAATCGTAATTGAAGCAGTTGATACAACCCAGCCAATCGAAATAACCAACAACGAGGGTAAAGTAACAAAGTACAAAAACGCCCGTTTAAGCAACAAAAAACGAAAAGACAATACACTAGTAGTAAGTGAAAAGATAGTGGCTAAAATCGTTGTTGATTCAATTACAAACGAGATTGAAGTTAACAAAGTTGAAAGTACAAAGATAGTTTATAAGAAACAATTCAACTGGAGTACTTTTATAATTCAACTTTGGTGGCTTTGGTTGTTGATTCTATTGGCTATTTACCTAGCTTACCGCAGATTTAAAGGGTATCTTAAATTTCCGATGATTTGACACCGGAGTACGAATGGATAAAAAAAGGTAAAGATTGGATCCGAGTTGAAAAGCCGTTAAACAAATGGAAAGGTATTCCACCGATTGAGGATGAAATAAAAAAGCCGCTAAATAAATAGCGGCTTTTCTAATCTATCAAACATCAAACATTATGAAAGGCAAATGTAGTAATTTATTTTAATTACCAACAAAATAAAACGCCATAAGTTATCGCTACTAATAGAATGACTATTAAAAGCAACAACCCCTCGTTATTTTCTTTCATTGTATCTTTTTGTTAAATAATCATAAGCCAATCGGTTACATTCTTTAGTACCTCCGATAACTTCGATTTTATACTTTTCAAGTTTTCCGTTATACGGTTCTTTTTTCTCTATTCCTTTTTTTGGTCTTCCTGCCATATTAAATTATTTGATTGTTTATATTCCTTTGGTATTTTATCGATGATCCGCACACGCCAGCATCCGATTGAATTTTCCTCAACTACTCTAAATTCACTCGGCAAAGTTACAATAGAATTATCA